TGCATTTGTTGAGTGAGCATTTGACCCACTTGAATAATAGTTAGCTAAGTTACCATAGATTGTAGGAATGCCAGATGCGTTATTCCTCACCTCTCCAAACTCTATCCAATAATCCACCTTAGAGCTTGTGCAATGCTTAATGCCAGAACTATTATAACTTTGAAAATCATAAGTTACATAGTTGCGTAGTACTTCACTTACATCAACATTAACAGAGTTAACATATGGTTGTTTAGGATAAGTTAATCTTGCTACTGGGTTACTTTGCCCACTAACATTTACATCCACTAAAAATTGAAAACCAAGTGCAGATGCATTGGTACTTTCTATGTTAAAAGCTAATTCGTTGTATACATTTTGCCAATTGTTTGGCTGACTATTTATTGTTATCATTGCTTTTTATTTTCTTCTAAATTATCAATCAATTTATTTGATATACTAATCTTTATTCTTCTTCCCATCATCTTGGCTAAACTTTTACCAAATTGTTCAATAGATTTAGTATTGTAAACTTCATCTATAAAGTGATTAGCCTCTATACCATCTCTTTTGATTTTCATACCCATAGCATAAGCCATTTGAGTCTTCTCATCTATTTGCTTTTCTGCTCTTTTAGATTTAGTTAAGTCTTTTGTTTTTGAATATCTTGATTCTAATGGGAATCCTCGTTTAGTAATCCATCTTTTTAGGTTATCTCTAAATCCATCACTTACTGATTGATATTTAAATGCATAAGGTGAATCAAACTTATTTTTAATACCACTTACTCCTTTATTCAGATAGTCAGCATATCCATTCATCTCAATGGACATAGTAAATTTAGTACCTTGAATATTTAAAGGCAAAGTAGCAATTGACTGCATCAAATCTGAATTCTGATAGTAATCATCTTTAGAAGACAAATTATTCCTCAAGTCATCAGTCATCTTATTGACAAAAAGAATAATAGCTTCCTCTATGGCAGATTCAAACTTAATTTCTTCATTTGCATCTGTACCTAAGTCACTTAATAAATCAGTGTAATCTGTTTTTGCCATTCTGTCTCTTTATCTCTTCGGTGTGGTCTATATGATAGCTTACAACGTTCAAAAATTCTTTCAGCCCTAAATTAAAAAAGTAATCCCATTTGGTTTTGTCATGTCCTGCAAGGTTATCTATTGTCGCAACCCATCCCCATTTTGTATTAAAGTTCTGAGCTGGCTCTCCATCGTTTCCGCTTGACTCAGGAAATAGCTTAGGATATTGTCCGATAATTTGCTTGATAGAGTGCAAAAAAAAAGCATGATTGGGTAAGCATCTTTGATTTTCATTTGGTTCAAAAGTAGTTCGCTTATCTCGTCATGCTCGTCCCCATTGTACTTTCCTGCTTTCCCAAACCTCCACTTAATCGGTCTGATGCAACTTGCTACTATTCTGTGTATATTGTCCAATGGATTAGACTTTGCAAAGTGGGTAATATCTATAAACTGAGCTGAACTTATCTGACTCAATCGGTAATCAATAAAAAACCATTTACCCCCTACCTTTACTTTACTTTTGTAAACTGCCTTGATTGGTTGCGCTTCTAATTTCTCAAAGTCTGAGTATAGCTCAATCACTTGGGCTGAGGTCATACCATCAAAGAATTCACGCTCCACCTTAAACAAGATTGAAAGCTTTTGTCTTTTCGCTTCCAAGTCGTTACCCTTCACCGAGTTTAGCTCTATGAAGTCTTTTAAGGTTAAATTGTAGTAAATGCTTTTCATTCTATCTAATATATTTTTTTAAGCCCTGATTGTAACATATTGCCCACGTCTGTGTTCTTGTAACTTCATCAAGGCTAAATACCTTGTAGCGTCTATTAAGTGGTTGTTAAAATCCACAGGTTCGTTTACTATCTTGCCTGCCTTATCCGTTTTCCACTTATAGGTCCTGAACTCTTTTTGAAGGTTATTGCCTATCAGGTTCAATCGGTACCGTCTTAAAATATCAATTGAGTTTATAATGCTGTCCTTGCCCTTTTGAGTTGGTTTGATGTTGAAACCAAGTCTATACACCTCTTCAATACTTTTCGGTTCAGCACTATCAGCGTAAATCTCTTTCCGAGCTATACCCATATCCTTTAACCTTTCTGCTATATCTTGATTGGTCAAGCCACGTTCGTAAAGTTCCTCTCTAACATACAGTTCCTGCTCATACTTCCAAACTGAAACCAATGCAGTAGGGTCGGCACTAAAACCCCAGTCCAACCCGTATCCAACAAAGTTAGCGTTATCGGGCACCGCAAGTTGATTGGTCCAGTTGTTGAAGACTAAGCCCATTAATTGACCCCTCTCACCTAAACCAAAGATTTTCCAATATTCAGGGTCGGCCTGCTCTAAACTTTCAATCTCTTTTTTAAGTGCATCGGGAAGGTGGGGATTGTCCTTGTAGGTCGTTATAATCAATCCGCAATCGTCTCGGGTTAATACCTGATCATAAATCCAATGCTCAAAGTCTGAAGGGTTGTAGTCTATTATGACCTTGCCAGTCGTCCTTAAAAGTAACTGCCTCCAGTCTTCTAAGTCAATCTCATTGGCTTCATTCACAAATAAGATGTCACGCTTTCTCCCACGAATCTTCTGGGCATCGTCCACGCTAAAGAATTCAATTAGATTCTTATTTAGCAGGTAGGTGTTTTCTGACTTGTTATGGTCCGACTCGTTATAGTAACCGATTGAATTAAGTATCTCTATAAAGTCACGCATTGCAGAAGACTTCAAAGCAGGAAGGGTTTTCCTAACTATTGAAATGGTCATGCCCTGATGCTTCAGACATAATCGGATAAGCCATTGTAAGGCTGAGTATGTCTTTCCAGTCAGGAACGTGTGCCACCTTGTAAGGCAAGCACACGCTTTGTATTTATATTTTTTTCTAAAAAAACGAAGTTAGGGTTAAACATTAGTTTTATTTAATAAAAGGTTTCTACCTTCATTTAAAGCTATCATTGATTCTGTATAAACTTCTAAGTTTATCTTATTGTCAATATACATGTTGTAAAGATTTTGGCACATAATACCATAAGCCTCAAATTGATTTTCAAGATTTGGCTCATAATTAATCATTTGCTCTAATAAGAGTGCATAGCTAATTGCTTCTGTAGTTGGTTTCATATTTTTATTCAATTGGTTTAGTCAACCATTCAGGTAATTTATTGACGTTTATATTTTGCTCAGTCTGAACCTTCTCAGTTAGGCCATTAAGTCGTTGGGTTATACTTGGATTATAAACTCCAGCCAAGCCACCTTGTATTTGGTCTTCTCGCACTTCTTTCTTTATATATGAACAGACCCCTACAAATTCAGCGTATCTTCCATCCAAATTATAAAAATAATGGCTCAAATCGCTTATAACGCCTTTCTTGAAACAATAAAGCTCAAAGCCTTCTATTGTTAATGCTCTTTCTCTTTTCTCATAAACTGACTTCCCATCCTTACCTACAAATGTATGTTTCAAAATGGGATTTGATTTAGCCTCTTTTCTATATTCTTCAAATAGTTCAAGCATAACTTGAGGGCTTTCTATTGCTTTTGGTCTACCTACTGACATTTTTAAATAACTCCTTTCTTAACTCGTTTATCTTTAATATATTAAAATTGGTGTAAATTTCCTGATATAAGGCTTCGCCTAAGTCTTCTCTAAGGTCTTTAGAGTCAATTAACCTCTTTATATTTTTAAACCATGTATTCTTTTTTGCAGTTAGGCAGTTTATTCCATGTTTAGCTATATTGGTGTAAGGGTACTGGTCAGAAACTACAACGGGGAGTCTTTTTGCTCCCATCTCCATCATTTTAAGTTCAGACTTGCAGCGGTTAAACTCGGTATCCTTTAAAGGTATTAATCCAACGTCCATTAAATCGTAGGCACTTGCGTAAGTAAAGACGTCCATTCCGTTTATTCGGCAGTACTGGTCCTCTGCAATCTTGTATCCTGAAGTAAAGATTTTCTGATATTCATTCCAAACTGAATCTCCCTCAACAAAACCGCTTAAAACTACTCTATACTTCTTGCTAGTGTCAGGGTTAGCGTTTAACTGCATAAAAGTATCGGTTAGCATCATTACATCATGAAAGTGGGTTACTGAACCGCTCCATCCAATGTGAACTTTATTCGTTTTTAAGTCCTTTACTTTTTGATCAGGCTTAAATTGTGCTTGGTTGAAATCAATAGCATTCGGAATTACAAACACGTTTTTGTTATACTGTCTAACTTTTTGGGCTAAGTATTCAGTTGGTACCGTTACAGCATCAGCCATCTTTAAATTATAGACTATTTGTTCAGCGGTTTTATTTTGCACCCAGTCCCTTTTCATTAAGTGGTCATGTGGTAATTGCCAGTCGTCATCTCGGTCAATAATTACGGGAATACCTAACCTTTTAAGCTGTGACCAGAGTACTTCTTGAAATCCTTGTTTTGAAACTACTGAACTGGTATAAATTAAATCAAACTGCTCAAAGAATGAATCTTGTTGCTGGTCTATTATCTCAACTGAGGTCACTTCGTAGCCTTCCCCCATATTCTCAAAGGGCATTAATAAGCGGTGATACTCAACACCCGTTATTGGCTTTGGTATAATTACAAGTATTTTCATAGTAAGGTCAATATTTCTGATTGTTTAGTTTGTTCGTGTAGGATTAATCTGTGTTTGAGTTGGTTTTCTCTTATTTCGTCTAAATTGTAATCCTCTCCAAATACTGCCATGTTATAATTTGGTATTAAAATATCTTGGTAACCATAGTCCCATGTTTGTCTGTCCATAATTATAGGCACTCCGTAACTTATCCCCTTAATAACTGCGTTGCATAAATAACCGCATCTTTTAACATGTAATAAAGCCTTCATACCTTGTTGGAACAATTCGTGGTCATTTGCCTCTCCTAAATCGTTTCCTTGTCCATAAACTAAAGCTCCTAAGTTCATAGCTGAATGATAGCCTTGTTCATCTCTTTGTCTATAAAAATGAATAATTGAAACTAACTTGTCATTAACTGGAGCTTGTTCATAAATCTTAACCAAAGGTGGTAAAACTATCCCATCACCTATCCAAGCTTTTTTGTGTTCAGTATCTTTTAATATAGCCCTTGTATAACCCTGATAAAAATAAGAATTTAAATGTATTCTATGAAGACAAAAAATAATAATGCAGTCTTTTCTTCTATCATGTGGTATTTGTCCTGCAAAGTTTCCATCATGTACAAATAATAAATCAAATTCAATAGGAGGTTTATTACCTAAATATCTTTCACATTTTAAGCCTGCTAAGTTTAAGTAGTGATTAACTCTTTCAAATTCGTCATAATGAGCATCCCAATAAACTATTTTCATTTTTCTGCTACTATTTGTTCGTGACCTACTTTCCATCTCTCAACTGAAATCGGAATAAATCCAGCCTCTACTAACATGTGTTTCATGTGCTGTATATCGTAAATCCAGATATGTTCTATTTCGTGGAACATCCTTTCGTCCATTATCCCATCCTCTAAAATCATTGGAGCTTGAATTATTAACCTTCCACCATTAACTAAAAGTCTGTGGCATTCTTCAAGAAATCCCTTTCCGTCTTCAATGTGTTCAATGACATCAAGTGCGATAATATTTGAGAATTGCTCACTTTCCCAATTACCCGTAACTTCAGGAAAGAATCCGAAATGTAAGTC